TTATGCAGTCTTTGATGATGAGACTTGCATAAAGTAAATAAATTGTGATGGTCTAAACTTTCCCTACAGTCTATAGCAAATTTCTCACGAAGGGAAGTAATTTTTTCAACACTATCAATTTCAGTAATCTTATTATGATTACACCACTCATTAAATAGTTGACTTATTGAAAAAAGATGATGAAGTTCTAAATTTTCAATAGACCCACAAATATAACACTCATCTCGTAATTTATAGTCTTTCTTAATATAGTCTCTTATATATTTTATTGGAAATCTTTTTAGTTCAGACATTGTTGAAGGACCTCCCAGCGTAGTTTATAATGCTCAGGATCTCTATTCAAACCAACATCACCTTCGGGTAAGCTAAGAATACTACCTACCACAGTATCAAGATTTTTTAGTTTATAATACTTTTTAATTAAATAACTAACAACAATATCATCACCTCTTGTTAAATGTTTAAATTTTATTAAATCTTCTTTTATTGCATCAAGAGCTTCTTGTTTAACTAACATCACGGAACCAACTAAAAAATCTACACGAGCATGTTTACACCAATGATCGCGAAGATCTCTATATTTTTTAGCTTTTTCTACGCCTGATTTTCCGTAAATACCTACAAGCGGTTGATTTCTCTGCACTAATTTTCTAACTAATAGTGGAGAAGGAACTAAATCATCGTCTAGTATTAGCTTATAGGGTTCTGGATAATTATAACACTGTAACCATCTCTCAATACAATATTTATTACTATCATTATTAATAACTTCAACTTTTCGAGAGCGATAGTCAAATAGTTCATGAGGATTATTATTTATAACAGTAATAGGAATAGAACGATGAAAAGCGTCACAAATTGCTTTTACATTATCAGGTCTTTTATAGTTTAAAATAATAATTCTAAGCATAAATAGTTATATTACTCATTTTTTGGTGTGTGTAGATTGCATAACGTACAGCATCACAAGGGTGAGAAGCCCAATCATGAATAGGTTTTGGATTTTCTGTGTTGGGATTCCATTTATATGCTGCCATTGCGGAGAAGGTATGTCTTGCTCCTTCAGTATCAAAGAACAAGCGATCTTGCTCAATAAGCACTTGAAGCGAATTAATACCATCATTAACAGATTTAATTGCATTTTCACAATAAATATCATAATCATAAGCAAAATCAGCTTTAACTTGTTGTGCAGCAGAGTCAATATAGATAGTGTCTATTCCCCACTCATTAATTTTTTCCTGTATTTCAGCTGCAAGTTCTGAAGTAGTTGATTCTTTTGATATAAACTCATCAACAATAAAATAGTTTTCTCCGTCAGTACCAATCACAACAAAAACATTCTCATCTCTATAGCCAACGTCAAGTCCACCAATTACTTCTGCAAAGCGTTCACCAACATAGTCACCAATATGCTTTTCTTCATCTAAATCAAGATAAATCTGAGATTCAGTGGTTGTCCATTCACACTCATACTCTTGAAGATACAAAGCTTTTGTAATAGTACGACGAGCTTCTTCAACATCTGTTTCAGAAAGAAGAGGGTTTGCTCTCCAATTATGAATTGATGATGTCCAATCAGGATATTCAGAGTCTTCTCCACGTAAAAAATACTCGTATAAATAGTTACCTTTGCCGCGAGGAGTTGATATCCATAAACAGCGTGAATCAGTAAAGGTTGAAAGTGCGGGTCTTAAATCTCGTGTAAAATACTCATCGTTAGGAATAATAGCAGCTTCGTCTACTATGAGAAGATTAGCAGCACGACCAACAAGTGAATCACGATTGTTTGCAGAAAGAAGTCTAAATACTGACCCATTAATTAGTTTAACTACTTTGTCTTTTTGATTAAAACGCTCAACTTCAATATCAAGTTGTCTGATTAAATCTGTTACATAGTCCCAAATAATTGAAGAAAGAGAAAAGTTAGGAGCAACTACCATAACTTGTTGACCAGGTTCAAGTAGTTTAGCAAAAGCTAAAATAGCAGCTGCATACGATTTACCAGTACGACGAGCTGCGATATGAACGCAAAAACGTGATTGATCTAAATTCTCAACCATTGCCCATTGTGATTCATTAAACTGAACAGGAGTAGGAAGACGATCTAAAAGACGTTGGATTTTGATTTTAAAGAATTTATTGTTCATTTACCTAAAATAAGGAATTATCATTGAGAGAAGGGAAATTAGTCCAGCTGTTAGACCGCCTACCCATAACAGTGTTTTAAGAGAGGCTCTGCCTTGGGTAGCCATTTCACGAATATCAGCAACAGAAGCTTCCATCTTATCTATACGTTCTTCTAAACGATGAAACATTGTAACTATGTTTTCATACCGCTCTTCACATACCGCTTCATGAGCTGATATGTTAGCTTTATTGCTCTGAGAACGTTCATGCAACCTATCAAGTTCTATTTGTATTTGATCAAGCTCACGTGTATCATCCATAGTCGCCCCTTATGTCTTAATAATATACTGTACCACTTCACTTGGTAGTGTTGTAGCAACTGAAAAACCATTAACTGATAGTGATGGGATTGACAGGGCAGGTATTGATAGTCCTGGAACTGAAAGACCTGGCACAGAGTGTGAGTGGTTATTCACAGTCAGTGATGGAATTGAGTGTGCATGGTTATTCACAGTTAATGAAGGTATTGAGTGAGTGTGGTTGTTCACAGTCAAAGAAGGAATCGTTAATGCTGGAATTGAATGAGTATGGTTATTAACAGTTAATGACGGTATTGTGTGTGAGTGGTTATTAACAGTTAATGACGGTATTGTGTGTGTATGATTTGTCTGAGTTACGTTAGTAACAAGAGTAGCCTGTGTTACGTCTTTAGTACCAGCAGCTAAAGTTTGGTTAACTGTATAGGTAGTAAGAGTTAAATCACCAGCCCCATCAGCTCCAGTATTTGAAGCAACAGTAGTAGACTGTGAGTTGCCTGTATTAGTAGCTACAGTAGTTGAAGTTGAGTTGCCAGTAGTAGCACTTCCTGTGACAACTGAAGGAGCATTAGTTGCGTTATAGCCTACAGTAGTAGAACCAGCATTGCCTGTATTAGATGCTGCAGTAGTAGAGGTTGCATTACCTGTATTAGCAGCAACAGTAGTTGCCTGAGAGTTGCCAGAAGTGCCAGTACCTGTTGTGCCTGTTCCTGTAGTTCCTGTACCAGTATTATTTGAAGCAGTTGTAACACCAGTTTTAGTAGCAGAGTTCATCACAGCTGAAGCAGCTGCTGAACCGTTAGTTGCACCAAGAGCTGTGTTATTAGTACCTTTACCTAAAGGAACTTTATCACGAAGATCAGGAACGTTAAAGGTGGTAGAACCATCACCTACACCATATCCTGTCCCAATAACAGCAAATAAACGAGCATAGGTAGTACGAGAAACGGCAGAATTATCACATAACAAATAACCAGTAGGAGCTGACGCAGCACCATAAGCTAAGATGGTACCAGCCGGGATAATCTCAGCTCCACCTGCAGTAGAACCATCATGAATTCTAATATTATTTGTATCTGTATCGAGGGTAATCTCACCAACAAGTCCTGTATAAGAATTGTTTTGTGCGGAGGTTCCTCGTCTAAATTGTAGCTGTGTAGCCATTTTTTACTCCTTAAGTAAGTGCTCCTAAATCAAATGTGCCTGTAACTGATAAATCACCTGTGACTTGTACTTCTACACCTTGAGTACTGTCAATCTTAATACGTTCTGTGCCATTAGAAATAATAGAAACTGCAGGATCAATTATTGATACAATAGAATCCGAGTCTGTAATTGCATTTGAGCTTAAACCTTCAAATGTAGTGGCAGAAATTGTACCTACAACAACATTACCACTACCGCCTCCTACAGTAACGGTAGAGTTTGCTTCAACTTCAAAGACCCCGGTAGCATCAAGCCCAAGGCCGCCCATAAATCGTGTTACTTTTTGTGACATAATAACCTTTCTATCATAATTTTAACCTGTGGTCAAAATATATTTATGAGAGTACTCCTAAATCCAGTGTTGCCGCTAACTTAGCAGCTGTAATAGATCCATCAGCTACACCACCTGCAGCAATTCCTGCAGCAAGCTGTGCTGCATTAGAGGAACGAGTATCCTCAACTGCAAAATAAGCTGATGATTGACCGTCAAGTAAATCTGCATCAAGTCCCGACCCTGAACCATCAACTGTTTTAATCTTTGTAAGCACATCAGAAGCTGTATACGAAGAGGAATCAAGTTTTGTAGCAACATTATCTTGTACTACGTTAATATTAGCATTAAGTTGTGTATAAGTTACATAATCATTGGCTGCTGAGGCAGTAGTAGCAATCTTTGAATCAATTTGAGTCTGAATTGCAGAAGTAACACCATCAAGATAACCAAGCTCTGTAGCGGTAACCGCTGAGACAGCTACCTTCCCAGAACCATCAGAAGCTAAAGCCCGTGAAGCCGTTAAGTCGCTTGTAGTAATAGTTGATACAGCACCAGCAATATTAGCTGTACGGCGAGCCTCAATAGCTGAAATATCAGTTGCATTTTGTGCTACATTGTCCTGTACGATATCAACATTAGCTGTAATCTGAGTATGAGTCGCATAGTCATTCGCATAGGCTGAGAATAGAGTAGCAGAGTCGTTAGCCTGAAGTTCCACGCCATCTGAATAAACTGCTACAGCTTCTAAACCAGATGCTGTGATATTAGCTTTATAAGCTCCACCAATAACACCTACAATTTCATTAGTTGGGAAGTAGAAACCAGTTGTTGGACGATCTGCGTGATGAATTGCCGTAAATGTTGGATCATGTGTACCTTCAGCTCCAAACGAGTTCGCATGAACATCAATATATGCTATTGCATAGTGAGCCGCATTATCCGCAGGAGCATCTGTAAAGATGAAGTCAATATGATCTCCATATGTTGCAAATCCAAAGAATACGTTTGCATCTTGACCACGATTAATAACAATGCCTGAATCAACACCAAGTTGAGCATCAGCAGGAGTATTAGCCGCTAAAAGTAGTGTAGCGTCATCAATCTGTGCTGAAGAGATACCTAAATCTACTTGCGCACCTATAACATAAAGGTTGCCACTCACTGTAAGAGCTTGTTGCATTGTAACGTCGCCGGTAAAGGAGGTTGAACCATCAATGATTGAGGCAATATTAGCCTCAGCAGCGGCTACATTATCTTGGACTGCACTAACATTCGCATCAAGACGAGTGTATGTTACATAGTCATTAGAAGCTGCTACAAGAGCGTTAGCTGCGATACGTGCTTGTAAAGCTGTATCTTCATTTTGTAGTGCTGTAACGTTAGAACTCAGTCTGGATTGTAAAGCTGTGTCTTCGTTTTGGAAAGCTGTTACATTTGAACTTAAACGAGATTGTAAAGCAGTATCTTCATTAGAGAGAGAAGTAACATTTGCGCCTAATCGAGTTTGTAAAGCTACATCTTCAAGAGCTAAGGCTGTAGCATTGGCGTTTGAAGAAGTACCAAAGTTGTCAACAGTTGTAGTAAGAGTTGCTACATTGTCTTGAACTACATCAAGATTTGCGTTGATTAGTGAGTAGGTCGCAAAGTCATTAGCAAGCGCTAAGAAATACGTAGCAGATACATTTGCTTTTGTATCTAAGTTTGTATTAGCATA